CCAAACATAAAACATAAAACATAAAAAATAAAAGTAAAATAAGCGTGAATCTCCCAGCAAAAAATATACAATTGCACATAACTGTATATTTTTTTACACCTTTTCTCATTTATATCATTCAAATGTGTAAAACGTAGTTTTTTGAAACAATTATAATAAAATGTCCCACTTTTTCTGGCCCACATTAAAAACATTGGATAAACTTGTTGGCCCGTTTTTGATTTTTGGACATACTATTTCCTTGTCCATTTTTCAAAAGTGACCCAATAAGTTTTTCTGAATATGTAAAAAAACCACTTCACAGCATAATGCAGCAAATCATGATTTTCCATGAGAATATTTGTGACTGTTAAATTTTTACGGTTTTTGCGGCAGGACTTTAGGAATTTTATCTGTTACCATTGTATAGATAACAATGATAATGCAAAACATGCCAAAACATGCCGTCAAATATGAGTGTATAAAATGCAACTTTACATGCAGCAAACAAAGTAATTATAATGCGCATTTATCAACTGCAAAACATAAAAAGATAACAAATGATACTATTGTGCTGCCGCAAATATTAAGATGTGAATGTGGTAATGAATATCAATACCGTTCAGGATTATCACGGCATAAGAAGATATGTAGATATAATTCTACCCCGCCATTAGAAAATACTGTTACATATACTCAAGCTGAACCAACACACCCTCCTACCGAACCAGCATCAGATAAATTATTTGTATTAGTAAAAGACCTCATGCAACAGTTGGCTATAAAGGACAAACAACATGAGGAACTTATCACACATATGGTGACAAAAGATAAACAATTGGCGGAACTTCAAAATACTATGAAGGAAATGATTCCACATCTCGGGAACAATAACAACAACACTAACAGTAATAATACCACATTTAACGTCCAATTATACCTCGAAAATGAATGCAAAGATGCGTTAAGTATACAAGAATTTGTTAAAAGAATCGAAATTAACATGGATCATTTGAAAACCATCGCCAAAGATGGCTACGTAGATAGCGTCAGTAATATTCTCATCAAGGCACTCAATAATATGGCCATCACTGAACGGCCGCTGCATTGTACCGACCTGAAACGCGAAACCGTCTACATTAAAAACAACGAAACCTGGAATAAAAGCACCGCCGACGAACCACTGATGAACGGTTTGATTAACACCATTGAAAACAAACATTATGCTGTTGTAAAACATTATGTACAAACAACCCCGGCCGCAAGAGAACTGGACACACCAGAATACAATTTCTATGCAAAAGCATGTGTGCACGCACTCGGAAACTACGAAGACCATGATAAACTCAACAAGAAAATCTACAAGAAGGTATTGCCGGAAATAAAACTGGACAAATCCGTCATATAGTAAACAAATATGAGATATCAAATGACAAATACCCAACTCGCATGATCATTTTTGAATATTTACACCGATGAAGATTTATACATTGATTTACATATTTTAATTCGCCCTTTATGGCGAATTAAAATCTTCCATGGTTTAAATATCCAATGAAATCACATTTTTATCCGACTTGTTTTTTCTACGATTTGTGCGTTTGGGCATGTTGGAATTTTGCATCTCATTCAATGATGCAATTGAAATCATCGAGTCATCCCCCTGATTGGGGGCTTCTCGGGTTTCTTGAATATTGATTGTTCTGGTTTTCAAACCCGACAAAATATTGTCAATATCGCTGTTTTGCGGCCCTCTCATTTCGGGGCGTTGTGTGGGCGTTGCAATCTTCTTGGGGGCTTCATTTACCCCCTGAAAGTTGTTATTTACATCTACTCCGGGCTCACGAAACATTGCTCCGCGGCTCGCCGCAATATCAGGGCGGCTGCTCGGCGCATCAGTAAACGTCATACCCGGACGTTGTGGTGCAGGACGTTCCTGGGTATTTACCGGCGCGGGCGGAGGAGGTCCACGAGGCCGGTTGTTATGGTCTTGCATCAAATTTTGCGCAAACTCGAAACTGGGAGACTGCTGGCTCATACTGCTGACGGTTGCATTCGTGAACATCTTCATCAGTTCAGGGCTCTGTTTAATAACATCATTAAATCCGGGCGCAGCGCTCGACAATGCCTTGTTAGAAAAGTTCAACACCGCTGCACTAAACCCAATACGTAACAAGAGCGACAATTCGGGGGCCATCTTTCCGCCCTTATATTTATCATGCAACTCCGCGAAAATTTCCTCGTAACTATCAATATCTTCACTTACTTGTTCGCCCCATCCATCCAAATTCAAATCGAACGGATTAAACACTGCGTTTCCGTACTCGAGCGAATTAACAAATGTCATTAACCACCAACCCTGCAACTTAACCGCATCTTTTTTACGTTTGTCGTCCATGACGCTTTCATATTCATCTTCGATCTCTTCATAAGGCGAATCAATGGTAAGCTGTGAACCCTGCTTTAATTGTCCCTTTTCATACCATTCTTCCATCTTTTTCAACATCAATCGCTTCTTGCGACGTTTTTCACGATCATTTAAGTTGGCGGAGGAAGAAGAAGACGCCGGACCGGAAGCAGGAACATCATTCATCTTGGAAAACCCGTCCCATGTTTTTGTGTTGCCTGCACTTTCACGAGTCGCATATCCTAAATTTGCATCGGTCTTTGTATAATCGTTTGTCGGGGGTGAATCACGCTGCATGGGCTGCGTATTCTCGGGTTTGCTGCTCATAAACCCGCCCAATCCAAATAGACTGGCCGCCATACCCCCGAGAGATTTTGTATTATCGGAAGATGAATTAGCACGCGAAGCGGCGGTTGCTTTACTCGACAATTCATTCATTTCTTGTTCTAAATCATCCAAATCACCTAAATCCAACCTCATGTTATCGCCAGACGCGCTTCTTTTTTTATCGTTCATGAGTAATTCGATTCCTGACCCAAAGTTAACGGACGGTGTCGCATTACCGCTGTTAAAATCTAAAGAAATTGGTTCTAAATTATCTAAACTGATATCGATAGATTCCATTGTTATGATATTTACACAAGTTTTATTTTTAAATCATCCGCATAACATATAATATTTTGTTGTTTGAAATACCACATACCTTGTAAGAATGCATCCGCTAAATCGTCTTTTTTGCGGGTATTCATGGATAAATTCCAATGCGTCAGCGCCGCATTCTTTTCAAGTATTTCTTGACAGTATGTGATGCCGTCACTTTTGTGGGCTTTATAATGGGGATTTGTTTTACCGGATTCGCCAGCACCATCACTATGCTCTACTATTGCATTTGTCGGGTCACGATTTACTGCAATTTGTTTAAACTGATTCAACTTATGCGAAGACGAAACAAAGTCTATATGTATATTGTCATTTTTCATAATAAAATATTGTGCCAACATGCCCTGTATAGTCTTCATTCGATTCGCAATCGGTGAGATTTGGTTCTCAATGAGTACATGGGTAATGGAATCTATATCCGGCAATAGGTCAAACAGCCGTTTGATAGATTTACCTATGTGAATCAAATCGATTTCATTCGCATTTTTCGATTTTAACGTGACAATTGGATCGAAACACATCTGTTTATAAAACCCGGATAGTATTTCCACAAGTTGCTCCTTTTTGAGCGTTTTTGCATCCCGGTTTAATAACAACATATGTGTATTGCATAATGCGACCAAATCGGGGACCTTTTGTTTTTTGATAAACGCAGATGAGTGTTTTTTGGTTGGAATGATATATTGTTTATATATTTTGGCATGTCGGTCGCAAAAGTATTGGTCAAATTTACTATATTTCGCCGCTTTATTACACATTTTGGGCTCGATTTTTTTATTTTTCCCGGCAATCATACAATTACATGGAAATATTAATGGCACGGCCTCATCGATCATGCTCAGCACATTCCAATCATGAATTGTTATCGGTGCGTCGGCATTTTGCGTTGGCGACAATACGCAATACGCCATATTTTTTATCCCAATATCAAAACTTATTACCTTCATGTATGAAGTTAATAAACGAGCTGTTTCTATATGCCCATATTCAAAAAATACTTATGCATTTGGCTTCTCTGCACCCATAGATTTGATAAACTGGTCTTGTGTAATAACTGGGGAGAATTTGCGGGATTGCAGGTCTTCGCGAGTCAAATAATTCGTTTTTAAATCACTAATCGTGCGACCAAGAACAGATTTATTATCCTGAACCGACGAGTATAGAGCGGGACTGGATGCACCGACAAACTGATTCGATTGAATGTTGGGTGCATCGGCAAAACGACTGTTATATCCTAAATCATTGGACGATTCTCTAAAATTCTGTTCCATAACTCCGGCAGCGTTCTTTGTGAGAAATCTACGGTATTCCCAGTTAGACTTAATCTGGTTCTCTTCTATGAGTTTTGCATTCGTAACGGCGTCGTGTTGCCATGTAGCAGT